TCTTCGCTGCTTCTAACAAGGATATCGGCTGCACGACATTGTCTCGTATCATGATGAGGAAGATGTGCAGACAACGGTTTTCCCCCTACCGATGCGTTATATGCCGCACATCTGGCTCCTGAGGTAATCGTCAATGGCCGGGCGACAAGCATTCTCATGATGTTTAGCCTGTCAACCAATCTCCGGTCAATGTCTTCTGGCTTGGTGCCAAATCCGCATCCGCATGGGCATGCGAACTCTGTCGTGGTGAACTTTGATTCGATATCGTAGAGTCGCATCCTGTCGTTCCTTACTTCGATAAGTGGAGCTGAATCACCGGGGCATTTGGAATCATGTCAAAGGTACAGCCGATTTCGTTGCTCATGTCACTCTCATTTCCAGAGACGTCGATTGCAGTTAGTCGAAAATAGGACGGACCTTCATGAGGCATTGCCGGTAAGGACTCTGTGACGGAGGCATTGCCTTCTGAATCAATGACCACATCAAGATCAGCAACCTTAAGTTCGTGGAAAATATTCTCTGTGAGTTTCTCTGTTATCGGAGAGGTCGACATATAAACTCTGTACATGTCCAAGTCGTCTTCGGTTCCCATTGCCCACATAAGCGATGATCGTTCGTTGCAGACCGTATTCTCCACGGTTTGTTGAGCATTCGCGAGAACAGGGAGTGAGAGTAGTGATAACAGTAAGGACAGTAGGGATAATTTAAATATGTTCATTTGGCTACCTTATTTGTTATGACCGTATTGTCGAATAGTTAAGTAGGTTGATAGTGGTAATAGCTTTTTTACCTTCTATTTCAGCATTCAACGCAACCCCTCCTTTTAACCGCCACGCCAGAGGTCCAAAATCAATCTCGATTGATGAGTTCCTTGGAAGATCGCCTGACCATCGACGCTGAGTTCCTTCTAACAGGGAGAGTCGAACTGGCTTATCTTTATTCGTGACGTTCATAGAGACAATCTGATATTCAAAGTCTGTATGAGAAATATCAGGTCTAATTTCGTGAATACCTTCACCCGTGATGGTGGCGGTAAAAGGTGGTTGAACAGCCATATGTCACCTGCAGTAAATTGTAGAGGGCCTCCCACAATTGAGAGGCCCATACCCACACTATTACTTACGCCACGTTCAGAACGTTAAAGGATAACGTCTTCACGTCAACCGGGTATTCACCGGATTTGTTCCCGACAAGCAAGACCGCTCCATATTCGCCCGCAGCCGTCGCTGAGACCACGTGGATCCGCACCCAGCGTTTGATGGCGGCCACATTCAGTCGAAGTTTCCCGTAGAAGATCGCGTCATCATCTGAGTCAGCAAGAACAATAGAAGCCCCTGTGATGTTGGCGTAGGCATCGGCACCGCCATTATCATCAGAATGTTGAAGGGTCAATGTGGTCACGTTATTCAGGGCCAATGTCCCAGTTTTGAGAATGACCATCGCCTGCTCGTAGGCTTTGCAGTCCACGCCAGGGCTGGATTTTCCAGCTGAAATGGCGTCCCCGGCAAGCGCTGTCACTTTGTACAGGTTTTGAATATCGTCATACTTAGCCATTAAGAAATCTCCTTAAGAGTTGTTTTCGTGTAATAGTGTACGACCAAAAAATTTTCGTTTTGGTCGTACACAAGTATATTTGTGATGTCAGCTACTATTAGCTGGCAGGGTTCGCTTCAATCACTGTGGCCACATTTGTCCCAAGCACGAAGCTTTCAGGATGGCGAACAGCGATATCAACATCCGTGATCATCCGCACCCATGTTTGGTTGGTGGCGAAGGCCGTTCCAGCTTCCTGTGAAGCCAGCAGGGTCATCCCAGCCCATTGAGCAATGATCATATCGGCCCAGTTGCCCATGTACACTTCTGTCTTATTACTGGACCCGCCCAATGTCACAGGAATCTGTGTGGTCGTCTTGAAGGAATAGCCCAACAGGGCGGTAAGCTGAGCATCAGTCACCGGATGTAACACGAAATTCCCATCGTTCACATCAGCGGTATGAGCCGCGACACGAACCTTGGAGAGATTCCGTTTGAAGTTCGGATGGAAGGCAAATCCAACCTTGCCACGTAAGGCATTGGCATCAGCCAACTTCCCTTCCATGTCGTAGATTTGTTCCCAACCTGGATTAGTCAGGTACCCGGCTGCGGCAGTTGTCGCGGCGAAGTCCACTGTGGAGATCCCAACTTGATTGGCAATCCCGAGCGGTTGACCAGCCACGCCTGTTCCACGGAGACCGGCTAGATCGAGGGCTTCTGCCATCGAACGGGCCATGTCCTGACGAATCAGAGCTTCCGCGGAGGGCACGGAGAGTTTCAGGAGTCGGTTGCTCAACTTCACGATGGAACCGAGACCTTTGGGATTCAAGGACACTTGACCGAGCGTCAAGTCACTGGAATCGATTGTGGCGTTCTCATCCACCCAAAAGGTGCTGGATCCGCCAGTGTGTTTCGGAATTTCGACAGGAATGCCACGGAGATCCATCAGCATCGTTGCGCCGAGGGCTTCGAGTACCAGGTCGGCCCGGAGCAATTCAATCACGGATTGGATCGCTTGAGCAGGAATCAAATACCCACCGGCTGTATCCACGCCAGCGGACATATCTTTCTGCTTCATGGCCGCGTCAATGACTTCTTTCTCGTATCCGGCATCTTTCCAAGACTTCGTCGCAATCGCGTTGATCGTCTTGCAGAGGCTGAACTTGTCTTTGTCTTTCCCGTCGTTGACACCAGGCACGTTCCGCCATTTGTTCGCGGTAATCGACTCATCGAGTTCTTTATACTTGGCTTTCACTTCAGCCAATTGATCTTCCAAGGTCTTCACTCGACCGTCGGCATCTTTGAACACTTTTTCGCCTTCGGCGAGTTTCTTTTCAATTGCTTCAGAAATCTCAGCCAATTTAGCTAGTACTTTCTCGTCCATCTTACTTATCTCCTTTAGGTGTGAATACTGTCGTTCCATTTAATTTGCCCATGAGTGCTTCGATGGCCTTGTTCACAGGAGTCATATCAGGACCGTCTTTCGGCTTATCGCCAAGACCATCAACGATTGACTTGAGATCAGGGTTCGAATCTGTTTTGCTCAACATCGCCACAATGGATTTGTTGAGCGTATCAACCACTCCCCTTGAGAGTTCCACAGTCTCCCGAAGGGAAATGAGTGTTTTCACTTCTGCTGTCAATGCATCAACTTGCTTTTGCAAGGCTTCCAATTGTTCTTTCATGATAGGGTCATCCTCTTCATTTACCACAGTCGTTAAATCTAGGTCTTTCTCTAAGGTTTCGAAATACTGGTCTAGTCCTACCATCGCAGTTTGTTCTTTTGCTGACACTTTCTGCATCAGGACTTTCCTCATCTCTTCATCAAGAGATTTCTTGAAGAGACTTGCGGCCAGGGCGTCTTGGTGTGCGGGAATGGAGACGGCACTCAATTCGAGTAGCTCTTGTTCCGAAACCCGGAATCCAGTCATTTCCCCTTCAGCCGACTTAATGAGTTCGACTTTCTTCGGGATAAACCCCACAGAGACTGCGGAGAGGAACCCTTGTTCGTAGGATTTAAAAATCGTATCGGCGAACGGATTAATGTCCGCTCTCGCAAATTCGACGTCGAAAACGAGCGCAGTCGAGGTATGTTCGACTTTCAACACTTTTCCGATGGGAGGCATACTGGGGTTGTGATCCCACAGGAATACCGGGTTCTTGACGAAATTCTTGAGATCCCATCCAGCGGTCTCAATCACATCACCCATTCTGTCAGTAGACGACAGGGTTCCAGTAAAACGGATAATCCTGGACTCGTCTCCCATTTTCTTCATGGTCGCCGTGAACACGGATTGTACAGGTTGGTTAAAAAGGTTAGGCATTCATATCCTCATGTTCTTTAGAAATGTGACGTTTGTGTAACGCTTTCACCAATTCAGGCAGGGCCTTGCCGACCTTGTTATACAACTTTTTCGTTTCGTTGATAATCAGATCTTTCTGACCTCGATGGACAACCGCAATCCTCGTGACTTCGTTGTACAGGAGATTCTGGAGGTCCGAGGCATTGACCTGAACCCCTCGCTCACTGAGATAGTTCTTTAACTTGATTTGCTCTGTGAGATTGTCCAAGACAGCTGTGCCATTTTTCTCAAGGGCTTTGAGTTGTCTCACGCGTTGCCGGAAGAGAAACGCACTCAACTTGGTTTCAAGCAGTTCCAAATCTTTCGAGGTCGTGTCAGTAGCGACAGTAACCGGTTTTGGAGCTGGAGCCGGTTTCACGGCTGCACCTGGTGATTCTTCCCTCACCTTTCCAGTTGCGGGTTTATTGAATGGATCTTGCACCGGGGTCAGCATGTTGATCGGAATGACTGTTCCATCCTCATCCACACTGATGCTTGACATGTTCACTTGCATAAACGCGGCATCTTGCCAGGGATTTGTTGGCATCCCAAGATCCAGTCGCTTATTGATCTGGTTCGCCGGATACCCTAATTCAAGCAAGGATCTTGCAGTCTTGACCTTCTCGTGAAATTCATCTTGCAGTGCGGCAATAGAACTCGTATCGAATTCTGCCCACACTCGACCGCCATTGATCTGCGAGAACAACTGTGACCAGAGTGCCCACTCAATCATCTTCATCTTCGGGATGAGATTCTTGAGCCAGAATTCTCTGGACTGCACTTTAATAACTGCGAGGTTCGCCCCTTCTTCGATAATTCCAACTTCTAATTTTGGAATCCCGTAGGCAGCGAGGACTTCGTCTCTGTTCCATTTCTTTTGTTCGAGGAACTCCATATCCTTCTGCGTGAAGACGGTAGGTTTAAATTGTGCCCCACCTTCCAGGATCAACATCTTGTGAGCGTTTTGCGCTCCACCGTGTCGATCTTCGTATTGTCTGACCAGACGTTCGAATTCTGTGTCGGTCAAGTTCTGTTCGATTTCAATCACTCCGCTCGGAGATCCTGAATTTCTGAAAAATTCGGTGTTGTACGTGTTGGCCACGAAATCTTGCTTAATCCCTTGCGATGCGGCAGATATGGGACTCAGGCCCAACCACTCATCATTCGGATTCCAAAATTTAATCTTGATGCACTCATGGAGCTGGTAGATCGTCGGCATACCAGTTTCGTTCTCGACTTTCCATCCCAGGAGTCTTCCGGTGCTTTCACTCAGGATCGGCGTAAACTGTGAGCTGTCCACTGCAGCCATTTCCTTCGGCACTTCGCTGGAACTGTTCCGGCGCATGACGATCATCACTTCCCCGTTCATGTGCCACCAGGAAATCAATGATTCCATGAATTGTCCGAACCCTTGCCATCGATTCGGTCGTTCGAACAGGTCCGTGAACGTATGGCTATCTTTCGCGGTTCCTTTCGCTGTCTGAAACACGAACGGCACACCTGAGATGTTTCGCGAGATGGCGTTGACCGCTGCGAACACCCATACATGCGTGGAGTAGACTTCTGAGTAATCTTCCACATTCCCGGCTGCGCCACCAAAAATTCGTGCGACACGTCCGCCACCGGTTGCAAATTCATTATCGGACATGCGGAAGACTGTCGGGATCTTTTTGAATACCGTCAGGGCATTCTGCAATCCTGTTCTAAGGATGTTCATATGGATCGTATCCTGACCTCTGATGAGTTAATAATCAATTCTGTCAGACCCCACACAAGCGCATCGACCCTGTCCATCAGGTTGTTCGCTTCTTCAGGGTTGAAGTCGATTTGTTGGGTTTCCAGTTTCTTCAGGTTCCCAACATGTGTGACTCTGGCTTGTTCGTAGAGCATGCTGATCGGCTCGGCACGAATGCGTTTGCCTCGTGTCGCCACGACTTTCTTGCAGGCAACTCCAGGATCAATATTGCGAATGGTGTTGAGCACCATGTCTCCCCCGTTGTTCACCTCTGCCACGATCTTATTCGCGTTGTATGCTTTATAGAGGTCAATGGCTTTTTCTGCCCACC